GTCTCTCCTCTCTATCTCTCTCTCTTCTTAATCTCCTTCTTCTCAACCTCTTACACTTTATGGATCATGGCTTTCTCCTCAATCTTAGAACAACTGTCGTTCACATCTCACAAAGATGCGTCCACCTCACCCTTGATGGAAAGCATCTCTCTACCTCTCCGAAAATCCCTCGACTTGTACAAATTTGCCCTATCCAAGGAGCACACCAGCATGCTTCAAGCTTACGGCATAAACGTTTCAGGTTTAGGCTCCACTCCTCATCCTCACCCCGCTCACAAAACGATCGAAACTCACCTTCTCTTCGATCATTGGTCTTTCCTCGCCACTTCTCCATCCACTGTAATGTTTATGAAGGAAAGCAAGTTCAACAAGCTCTCAAAGCTCCAACCGAACTTCCAAACCCTCTTGAACTTCCACCTCCACCCCAAAGATTTCGCCCGATACGGCCCAGACCCTCTCCCCCTAGCCTTTCCCGAAACCCCCCTCGTCTTCATGCACGACGCCCTGATGTATTACTCTCGAGCCCAGATCCTCGACCTCTTCTTCCGCTCCCCGAAGGTGTCTCACCTTTACGCTTCCCTAATCATTCCTCCAGAGGCAGACTTCACCGATCTGTCACTCAACCCGTCCCTGTACCAGTTTCAATTCTTGGGCCAGGACCTTCTGTACTCCCTGGAGTCCAACCCCTCAGCCCAGTACACTCAACCCCAATCTTCCCTCGAGTGGTTGAAGACCACCGTGATCCACAGCTCCACTCATCCAGGCCTGTCATTATCCGTCACGGTGCTGGAATCCTGGGGCCCCATCCACTCTCTTCTAATCTCCCGACTCACAAAAGAATCTCCAATCCCGGCCTCAGAAGACAGACTGCTGTTCAAGACTCCGGATTGCGTTCTACTCCCTCCACCCCTCTCATTGAACGTGCCCTCTCGGGACCTCCTGGTTCCGGCTCAGGTTTACCACAACCTGTTTTTGTATGTCCGAGCTGTTCGAACGCTTCGTGTCACAGATCCCTCTGGGTTCATCCGCACGCAAAACTCGAAGCCAGAATATGCATGGGTCACCTCCAATGCCTGGGATCATCTGGCACAATTCATGCTCCTCACTTGTCCGATCCGGCCAAATTCGCACTTTGCTTATCTCGTAACCCCTCTGTTGCGACTTCGCCACCAGCTAAAGACCCTCTCCCGCTCTTCACTGAACTCTCTGATCCTGGCCGTGCCCTCTTCGTTCCTCTGCCTTGGGCTTTTGGCTCGTCGGCTCTTTTCGTCCACCATCACCCAGATTTTCCTCTTCCGAAATCCCCTGCTTGCCTCGACAACCCCACCCCTGAACAATGCCAGGCAGCCCGTCTTGACCCGGCTGGCAGATTGGTTTCTAAACCAGTTGCCCTCTTTTGTTCAACGAAAACTCTCACCGCCATCCCCTCGTCTTCCAATCTTTAAGGTAGTTTTGACACCTAAACCTGTTCAATACACTTACCCTCCTGATGTCCCACCTCTCTTCCTCAAGTTCGCCCCACCGAGAATCCTCCACCTGTTCCGTCAAGAAGTCAATCACGTTCCTCGTTGGTTGTTTCCCATCACTCTCTCGGCCTCAGCTCTTTCTGCACTGTACCTGCTCTTCGTCCGACTCTCCTCACCGTCTTCCCCTCAAGAGCTTTCCGACAGCTACCGCCGCTATTTCCACCCAAAACCCTGGAAGCTCTTCCTTGAACGAAAAGAGCACTTCACCCCTGAAGCGCCTTTCTTTCCTCAGAAGATTGAGAATGCCCCGCTTCTTCTTCCCGACCAAGAGAAGTCAGTCCCCTCCTCCGATTCAACCAAATTCTCCACCGAGCCCCGTCAGACCTGCCCCCTCTCCTCCCAAACCGAGCCCCTTACCCCCCTTGTATACCCCCGATCCAGCTGCGCTACAGCCCCCATCACCATCGCTCCCAATCATCAAGCTCAAGCCACAACTCCCTACCCCTCCTCCCAGCTCTGCACAGGCGCCCGCCGACCATCCCCGACCACGAAACCCGAGATCACTTCTCCCCATCCCCCCCCAGGACAAACCAATACCTCAGACGCTTCAACCTCCAGCGTTCTCCCCCCTGTCCCCCCCCCCCTGTCCCCCCATCTCTCCAACCCCCGGAGCTCATCCAGTCCTCCGGCCGAGAATTCTCGCCTCATCCTCGACCCCACAGCCATTGGCCCCGTCACCACCTTTTCATCCACTCTCTCCCGATCCTGGTTGCCTGGCTGCGCCGACTTTCCTTTCCGCCGCCGCAACCCGGGGTCCCCCCACCTCCCTTATCCCCCACCCTTGGCCTCAAGTTCGCCCCACCCTTGTTGCCTCCTCGTCGCGTTCTCCAACGCAACCGGAGTCTTCAAAGAGACCCTCTGGACCCTCCTCTGTGAGACTTTCCCCGACTCCCTCCTTGATACCACCCTCGGCCTTTCTACCGAGCACCTCACAGCTCTCTGCGGTTACTACTTTGCCGCCGCCACCGTCCATTCCGAACACGCCTCCTGTGTCTACGGCGTTACCGACCCAGTCATCAAGCTCACAATCCGGCACACGACTGGCTTCCCAGGCCACTTTGAGTTGATCCTCCTTGGCGGCACTCCAAATGCCTTCTCGATGGTCTCTCCCCTTTCTCAATCCATCCTCAACTTCACTTACTCCAAAAAGCCGCTCCCAATCAAACAAGTGCACAACTACGTTGCGCTTCCCCATCGTGCCAAGAATCTCTCATCTAATCTCAAGAACTCTTTCGATGGCATCATGGCCTCCGCAAATCCTCTCTCACCCTCAACCGCTGCCGCCGCTTTTGTTTCCCTCGACAACCGCCTGGATTTCCAACCCCCGAGATGCGTTCAGCTCGTCCATCTCGCTGGCTTCGCTGGTTGTGGCAAGAGTCTTCCGATTCAGAATCTCCTTCGCCATAATCAAGATTTCCGTAACTTTCGAGTTTCTGTTCCAACCACAGAACTTCGGAACGAATGGAAAAAAGATCTCCAACTCAAATCCACAGAGTCCTGGCGCATAAACACCTGGGAAAGTTCCCTTCTGAAGACCTCCCCAATCCTGGTCATAGATGAAATCTACAAAATGCCCAGAGGATATCTTGATCTAACCATACTCGCCGATCCGACAATTCAATTCGTCATTATTCTTGGCGACCCCCTTCAGGGCGAGTATCATTCTCTCAATCCTTCATCCTCCAATCATCACCTCAGCTCTGAGATCACTCATTTGCTGCCCTATATAGACTATTACTGCATGTGGTCTTATAGGGTACCAAGAAAGCTGGCTAATTTCTTCAACATCTCAAGCTCCAACAAGAACCCTGGTTTTTGCTCTTTCTCACTCCATCTTCCAACAGACCCCAGTTCTCCAATCCTCACCTGCAGCCAATCCCAAGCCAAGATTCTGAACGACACAGGTCACCGAGCACTCACCATATCTTCCTCTCAAGGCTTGACCTTGGACAAACCCGCCCACATCTATCTCGACCGAAACATTCCTTTGCTCTCACCTTCCAATGTCATCGTCGCACTCACCCGCAGCCGTGTCGGACTCTGTTTCACCGGTGACTCTGACATGTTCAACTGCATCCGGCGTTCCACTCCTATTCTCGAAGCCCTTTTCTCCGGCCGACAGATCGACTTGGCCCATCACTTCCCTTCCATTCTTTCCCGCGTCAACATCATCACCTCACCCCTACCAGCTCGTCGCACCCTCTTCGGTGGTGCCCCTTCCCATTCCTCCCTTTCAAGCGGACCCCGCCCCCGGCTGGTTCCCGCTTTGGTGCCCGGACTTAACCGCTTCACCTCACTTCCATCCGCCCCAAGACCAGGACCGGCTGTTGCCAACCCACCTTCTCTGCCTTTGTCGCAAATGCAAAGCGTGGACCCCGACTCCCAACACGATGTTGTCTTGGTATACCCTCAGCCCATTGAGTGCGAGCCCCAACGCGCTGCTGACGCGACAATCCTCCCAGAGACCCGCCGACCCCTCCACCACGAGCTCCCCTTCGTCGAGCTCAGCAGCCCAAACCCTTCTCCAGCTCTCTTCTCAGAAACCGCCTTCTCCCATTCCTATCCTGGAGTCGACTGGCAACTCATCGCTGGCCACTTCCTCTCACCGTTCACACCCGAAGAGAAAGAGATCATGTATCGTGGAACCCTCTCCTCTCAATTTCCACATCTCAATATTGAGTCCAGACTCGGCCCCCAACCACTCACCCTCTCTGCCGCCAATCACAACAGCAAGCGAGACAGCACCCTCCTCCCCGCCTCAATCAAGAAACGTCTCCGATTCAGACCATCAGCTCGACCTTACTCTATCTCTCCGTCCGACCAACTCCTAGGCCACCTTCTTTTCCTCTCACTCTGCAAAGCCTACCACCGTTCCCCAGATCCAATAGAGTTCAATTTTCCACTTTTCGTTGACTGCATTGAACTCAACGACTACTCCCAGCTGACCTCGAAGACTCAGAAAACAATACAAGCCAATGCCTATCGTTCCGATCCTGATTGGAGGTGGTCAGCAGCAAGGATCTTCGCGAAAACCCAGCACAAAGTCAACGAGGGCTCCATCTTCGGCCCATGGAAAGCCTGCCAGACCCTCGCCCTCCTCCACGACGCCGTCATCCTCATCTTCGGTCCAATCAAGAAATATCAGCGTCACTTCGATGACAAAGACCGCCCCCCCCATCTCTATGTCCACGCCGGAAAGACTCCGCACCAACTCTCCTCCTGGTGCCAGCAGTTCCTCACTCCCGGCCCCAGACTCGCCAATGACTACACCGCATTCGATCAATCCCAAGGAGGTGAAGCCGCCGTCCTCGAAGTCCTCAAAATGCGCCGAGTCTCCATCCCCGAACACCTCATCCAGCTCCATAAAACCATCAAGACTTCCATCACCACCCAGTTCGGCCCTCTCACCTGCATGCGACTCACAGGGGAACCAGGCACCTATGACGACAACACCGATTACAACACCGCCATCCTCTACAGCCAGTTCCAGCTTGGTGACACCCCAGTTCTCGTCAGCGGTGACGACTCCCTCATTGACCGTGTCCCTCTCCCACATCCCCACTGGCCCACCATATCCAACCTCCTTCTCCTCAGACCAAAACCAGAGATCAGCAATTTCAGTCTCTTCTGCGGCTACTTTGTCGGCCCCGAGGGTGCGGTCCGAGCCCCCAGAGCCTTGTTCGCCAAACTCGCCATTGCTTTCGATCTCGGAGAGCTCGACAAGTGTCTCGCATCTTTCCTCGCTGAATTCACCGTCGGACATTCCCTCGGTGACTTGGTTTGGAACCTCATCCCACCAGATCTTCTCATCTACCAATTCGCCCTCTTTGACGCATTCTGCAGAGAGTGCTCTCGCGAGCAAAAACTCGCTCTCAGACTTGGCGAAATCCCCGATTATTCCCGCCTCCTCAGATTCGACCAATTCCACCAGTTCACCTTCGCCTCCTTCAGCCTGCTCAAGTCTTCAGCCCGCCGACTCTATCTCAGACTCTTTCGCGGGAAGAAACTCCGGAATGTCAACACTTTCCCCGCTTTCCATCCAGAAGGAGCCGCTTCCTTCGATTCTGAGAGCTTCCAACCTCTGCATCCCGACGTCGCCTTCGATCCGACCCCTCATCTGATCCACCAAATATCGAGGCCTCCTTCCATCCCGACACCCAGTCTTTCGACTCCGACCAATGCTCTCCTCACCCCCCAGAAGTCTTCGATCCATAGGGCTGCTTGCACAGGATTTCCAATCACATGTCAGCCCCGCCATCATACTTCTCATCGTCACCATCACTCTAGCCCTCGCACTACTGCTCACTCTTTACCTCGTCCTCAGAGCGCACCTTCTCCTCTGTGGCGCACCTCCCGTATGACGACTGTCAACTCCCTCTTCCAGCAACTTCTCCCTCTCAATGCTTCGAGCTCCGAGTCTCGCGATTCGAGTGTGCTCCCTGGCTCTGTTCCTGAGTCTCGCTTGGTCCAGCCTCCGCAACTTCCTCCGCCACCGTCCTCCAGCCCCAAAGGGAATGCAACTCGCCTAGCCACCGACCTCCCCTTCCAGTTCAACTTCTATGACGTCACCGGAACAGAAACCGGCTCTACCACTCTGGACATCTCTTCCAAGGATGTCGTCCTCAAGCTGCTCGGCCCATACCGTCACGGCGTCTTGCTCTCCCTCGAAGCCATCACCATGCCATCTGCCAATGCCGCAAAGTACCCTCAAACTCTGGACGCGGTTTGGTCTACCGCTGACCACGTCATCTCCGCCTCCGAAATCTTAGCCACCTACGGCGGCCAGCGGCTCACCTGGGGCGAAGCCTCCATGAACGCAGCTCTCAACCTCCCAGCCGATCTTTCTCATCTCAACCCCGTCATCAAAGACTCAACCACCTACAAAGACACCCCAAGACTCAACCTCCGTTTTTACCAAAACCCTGACTCCGTCTCCCTTGGCATCAACGCACCAATTTCCGGCTCCGTGATTATTCGCGGCGTCCTCCGACTCTCTTCACCAACCAACACTCCCACCCTGGCTTAATTGCCAAACGCGAGAAGGAAAACTCGCCCAGCTTTCAGGCTGGTTTTGTTGTTAAACCTCCAACCTCCCCAAGCAATTCCCGGCTATCCGCAAGGCCATTCCGTCCTAGTTTTACCAAATTTTCTTTGTTTGCTTGTTTCCCATTTCTTCCA